TTCGCCTTCATCAATAACATATGTTCCAGAAGTTAACCCAACTTCACCACAAATAAGCTCTACTGCTTGTGATGTTTTTAGTCCTTTATACATAGCTGAGTTGAGTTCTTTGCCCTCTAATTCAGAACCCAAGTCGTGCATATATATATGAACTTGGTCATCTCTAAAGTTTGGCTCTATAGTCTCAGTAACGCCAGCAAATTGTGGGTAGTCTTGTCCGTCTGTGTTAACCAATATCTTTGCTGGTCTTTTTGGCAAAACTTTATCTCCAATAAATGGACCATCGAAACCAGTGGCGGGATGACCTTCTTCAAACTGTCCACAATCTAGGAACAATTCTTCGTCATCAGATAAATTAGTAGTAATGTGCATATAAGCTACCCTCACTCCAGTAGGCATTTGATAGCTTACCTGAGACCTTGTCCAATCGCCTGAAGTCACTTGGTTATCTACGGATAAACCACTGCTTATATTTCCACTCAAACCAGAAGCCACAACGCCCAAGTTGTATTGTGCTGTGCCACTAGATTTAGCATAAATAGAACCAGTATACCAAAGACCAGAGGTTACAGTAATTGGGTCAGAAATGATATCAAAACTACAGTCACCGAAACTATGCAGAGACTTAGTCACCGTTGGTCCTGGTGCTGTCTCGAAGTCAGCAGTATAATCTCCCAATATAGCGTCTTGTACTGGGTCTCCATCTATTGCTTTATAATATCCAGTTACATCTGTTCCAGCAAAGGTTTCGTCTATCTGCCAGTTGGCTGGTCTGGCTCCAGGAGCTGCGACATAGTACAAATAGTGTCCATTGTAGGTGTAATATGGGTAACCCTCGCTTACACCAGTATCTCCATATGAACCATTATATGCTGTATCGCCAGCGTCAGAAACATCGTATCCTTCGCCAGTAATATATAGTCTCATTGAATATAAGCCAGACATAACAGTGTTGCCAAGAGTATAACTTCCAACTCCGTATGTGTTTATGGTCCAATTTGGTATGTTTACAAACTCAAACGAAGGGTTAAGCAAAGTGTTTTTATTTTCTCTTATGGTATATCTACCAAAAGCTCTGTTAAAGGCATCAATCGGATCTCCTATATCTGGAGAGTTGGACAGGATAACGTCTGCGTCAGCCATAATTGCCTGATTTATGTCTCCACGCATTTCTGTATATCCTTCTGCACCGATAACATATGCTGACTCATTTGCATAATCATATGTATCCCATGCACCAATAATATCTGTTATGGTCTCATCTTCTAGGTAATTTTTACTGGCAAGTATATCTGGTCCATCAAGAGTAGAATAATCTAACCTAAACCAACCGACTCCGCTTCCAGCGTCTGTGCTGAGCTGTTTATTCCACGCAACGTTAAAGACAGCCCTCGGCTCTCTAACAAAGTCACCAGTTGTGAACCCAGAAGCTATTCCAGATCCTACCCCCTCAGCATTCTGTGCCCAAGCATTATAGTAATAATTTGTTCCAGAGCTTAGGTCGGGAACATTAAAATTAAAGACACCATCAGTTGGATTTACATCATATGTAGTATTCAAAGCACCAGAAGAGACACCAAAATAAAAGCCAGTTCTGACTATATCGTTAGTTCCAGAAGACACGACATTACCCCTGATTATACATGTCTCTGCTTTTGGAGATGCAATTAATGTATCTACTACTGGTATTGTCATTTACGCCTCAGTTAAAATAATTTCCACAGAGGAATAATATCCTGGGTTTCCAGGCATGAAAGTTCTTCTGCCTATATCAATATGAACAACAGCATTTATAGATACATCACCATAAACGAATTGAGCTGTTTCTTTTAAATCATACACTGCTTTGATTGCGTCAAATTCAGTTATTGTAAGAACCTGAAATGTCATAGACCATACATATTTATCAGAGTTGACAGCCCTTCTTGTAGTTCCATTTAAGGTCTTAGTATATGCACCCTGACGGTCATGTATGGTAGCAAAAGAAGTCGGGTAAGGTAGTGTGGTGGTTTGTAATATTGGTTGTGCCATATTCTCCTAATCTATTAGTTTGCTGTTGATAATCCAGTAAAATCATTTCCTATCTGTGCGTATCGTGAATCGTCTTGTGAGATGAGCTTCTTAATCTCTCTAGCGAAAGAACGCTGTTCGCCAGGCGTTGCTACCATTACTCCAGGACTGAAATTTATATTATATGTTGTTCCCTGCCCTTGTGGCATCATTCCATTCTTAAGCAGGTTCTCTACAGCCTTTTTACTCATTATTCCCTCGCCCTGTTCTGCCATTACTGGGACTCTATCTCTTAACGGAGAAGATCCAGGGATTATGGTGCCATTGGCTGCATGTATCATACCGCCATCATGGTTTTCGTCAAACCCTCTTCTGGTTCTAGTGCCTGTTATTATCGGTATGGTTTGTTCTGCGAAATTCTTCTCAGCTTCGGTTAAGCTGTTTGTATTTTGTAGTGCTAGGTGCATATTAGTAGCAATTCCGAGTGCACTGCCAGAAAGCTCATCCATCTTACTCTTGAATGATTCCATGGCTGTTTTGTCAGACAACGCGGTGTCTAAACTTTCCTTGGCTGTTACAACTGCTTCTTGGTTGTTGGCTAGATTGTCGTTTTCTACTGCCAACTCTGCAACCAATCTAGCATATTCTATGGTAGTAGTTTGACCTTCATTTTCTAATCTATTTATCTCGCCAAGCAAGAACTCTATCCGTTCCTGAGAAGTTATTACACTTAGGTTGGCTTGATTAAATGTCTCCTGTGCCCCAGCATATGCTTCTTCTGCTGCTGCAAGGTTTTCTAACGCTCTCTGAGTGTCTGATATTGCTTTCTCCTTGTTTCTGAAAATCCAGATAATCCCCACTATCGCTGCCACCGCTATTGCTATCGCCACAACCCATGGATTGGTTAAGAAAGCCGCTACACCAGCCAGAGAAGAACCCCACGCAGAGGCTGCGGTTACAGCCTTAAATTGCATCATAGCGTTTAACCATTGTATTCCTTGGCTTAGCTTCGCTACTGCCTGCAAAGTCATTCCAAGCACCTGAGAAGTAGAACCTAATACCATAAGCACTGGTCCCAACGCTACTAAGAGTAATCCGAACTTTATTATCATGTCCTGAGTTGCTGGACTCATATCATCGAACTTGCGTACTAACTTTTCCGCTATACCTAAGATTTGTGTAAATATCGGTAGTAACTTGTTTCCTAATTCCGCCTGTAAGTTCCTGAACTTCTGTTTTGCAATCTCAAGCTTTATATTTTGTGCACCAAAGGTTACTTCTAGCTGTTTTAGCTTAAATTCTGCGTTAGCCGAGGCATCGCCAGACACATCCATCGCTTTGGCAAATTCACTAACAGAATCCGCATTCTCATCAAATTGCATTCCCATATCTTCTAATAGAACAAGGAATCTGTTCGCCTGTCTTTTACCAGAAGTTTGACCGAGTGCTCTCATGAAATCAGCCTCAACAATGCTTCTAAATGCATCTTCGGCTTTTTCTCCCTCGTTTTTCACTTCAGCGAACCTCTTAGCAAATATCTGGAGCTGGTCACCAGCCCTCTTGGTTCTAAATTCATTATCGTTTAGATCTATATTGAATGCTTTTAACAATTCGGCAGACTTCTTGGTTGGGTTCTGTATCCTCTGTATCACGAACTTCATAGCATTGGCACCCTCGGAGGCAGAAAGGTTGTTAGCTTCGAACACAGCGGTTGCTGCGGCTAATTCTCTCACATCTAAGCCTACATTTCTAGCCAAACCACCGAGAACTCTCAAGGTATCCATAATACCTTCTTCTGAGGCGGCAGTTTTGTCAGCGATTATATTCATTGCGTCTAAGGCAGCCGCTGTATCATCAACATTAAATCTAAAACCAAGCATAAGAGCTTTTATCTGATCTGTGGACTTTGCTAAGTCAACTCCGAAGATAAATGATGTTTCGGCAGCCAGTCTAGCCAAGGCTTCCATTTCTTCTGCTGTTTGACCAAGGTCAGCCTTGCTCAGCTCAGAGAATACATCAACTATATCTTCCTGTAGAAGACCAAATGTATTAGAGAGTCTTATCGCTGCTGGTTTCAATTTGTTGTCTATATCATCAGCACTACCAGACCAAACTCTTCTTAAGTCCATATATGCTTTATCTATCTCAACAGCAACAGCAACCGCTTGCTTACCGAATAATGCTATTGGGAGAGATAAACCAAAAGTCACTCTCTGACCTAACCACTGAGTGTTTCTACCAAACTGAGAGAGATTCTTCCCCATATTCTCCATGGAAGTATTAAAAGAGTTGCTACCATCAACGCTGGCTTTAGCAACTTTTTTCATTCTATTATTTATAAGGTCAAAGTCAGATAGAACAGCCTTAGTTCCCTGCGTTTTCATCCTAAACAGCAAGTCTGCTGCCTGTGTATCCATCGCCATTATTTCCTCCTGACCTTATTATTCTGTTCTCTTATTTTTGTATTATTATATCTGTTTACCTCATTTTCTATTACTGTGAATGCTTCTAGTAGTTCTGGCGACTGATCATACAATCCGCCAGCCTGTGGTAAACACTTCCATGTTTTACAATCAACATAGATAGCCAACCTTGGGTCTGGGTTAGCTATCTTTTGCCCTTTCGCAAAGCATTTCGCTTGTATCTTAAGAGAGGTATAATCTATTTTTTTTTATTCAACAGATTATTTAAGTCAGCTATGTCTTCTTGAAGTTTGAGTGCTAGATCGCTCGGCATACCATCTCTAACTTCCTCCCATTGTGCTTGGTCATCCCAGTTTCCATTTACTTTCTTTCCTTCTTTGAATGTGTCTTCATTTCCCCACAGTACCCTGTAAGAAATGACAACAACATCGAACATCGCCTGTCTTTCCTCGCCAACCTTCAGGTTCATGGTCATCTCTTGAGTGTTGGGGTTCATCTTATACTCGTTGTTGGTTTTAGATTCATAAAGTCTTTTCTGACCTTCATTCATCTTTTTGTGTTCAAACCATTGTCCATCATCTACTTCGTACTTTTTTGTAACATCAGTGCCAAAATAGATATTCGGCTTCTTTGCCATAATTCTCCTAGTTTATTAATAAGAGGCTGTCTCATTCCTTAATACTATTGTTGCTATATCGTTACCGCTTTCCTTAACTGGTATCAAGTCTAGAGTCTCGGTAATCATCTCATCACCAGATATTGCAAATGGTGAAGATTTAAATACTGCTTTTGGTATTGTGATATCCATCTGGTAAGGAACAGTAGTTCCTGCAACCTTATAAGCTGATTCAAATCTTAGGAACAAAGCACCTGCGTAAGTTGTCTGCAAGCCAGACACAGTAGTCGCTGATGTAGAACCATATACAGATTTCTTGTAAATGTTTGAGTCAGTGGGAACTACTTCTAGCGAGGCACTTAATTCTCTTCTCTTCTCTACTAATGAAGCCAAGCTTCTTGACCCGAATCTGAAGTCATCGTCCTGAACGTTGTTGTTGATCTCAAAACTAAAGGACTTAACACTTATTTCGCCAGAATCCAGTATTACTGAACCAGACTGGTAAGTGAAGATCGGTGAAGTCTCGAATGAAGAAGTCTGAACAGTTTTGCCAGATGTTTCGTTTATTGCTATCACATCTGCTGAGCCAGTTACAAATTCTCCTTGTGCTGCTTCAAATCTAAGGTTGTTTACTTTTGTATCAGTGTATCCGAAGTTCTCAAGTCCATCTCCGACACTTTTCTCTATTGATAGAGGAACTAAGTCATTCTCGAATGTGAATGTATGTCCATATGCGTCTCCGCTAATACCAGACGAAGTAACAGCACCAGTTGCTCCCAAGAGGAACAATCCGATTGATTCTGGTCTTACGCTAAAGTCTATTGATCCACCGTAACTTATTGGTCCAACCAATACGGATCCGTCAACTATATCTCTTCCGCCACCAATTTCTGGACTAGAAACTAGCTCTTCTGTTTGTGCATCTATGCTTATCGAATCTACATACATGTATTGAGCTGGAGTTACATAAGTTCCAGAAGCTGTTTGTTTAGCTACTCCTATGTATCCAGATTGCGACATATAAGGTTTTGTCATAAAATCTCCTTGTTAAAGGTTCTATCCATCTAATTGTGTTTCTATTTCTAAATTTAATCTTATTCCATACATCAGATCTGTACCTTCATACAAATCTTCGTAGTTAGCCCCAACAAGTTTTATCGTCAAAACTTTTTCTTTTATTGGTGATATTTCTTCCTCTAAAGAAGTTATGCTACTTTCATTTAACACCTTTAACACTCTTTTTTCAAGTATGTCTAGTAAATTCAGAGCATCTAGCTTCGATGAGTGCTTAACCCCTATCACGATATCAACAGCATAAGTGTAGGTGAAAGAAAATTTCTGACCTATAACATATCCGTTCGAAACCTTTGTTCCATAATTAACAGAGACGAAGGTATTGCCGACTATTGTCTTCGGGACATCTATATATACATTCTCTACCTTATTATCAGCATAGCTAGAGCTTGATCCAACTCCAGTAATCATATCGTTATAAAGTTGATTTACTATTCCATATATCATCTTCGTTTCCTAATATTACTTGATATAGTTCCAGCCAGTGATCTCACTAAATATAATGCGTCTCTACCAGTATACCCTATCATCGGTCTTGCTGGTAAGTGTTTCTTTTCTGAACCAGTTTGGTGTGCCATATATTTTATTCCTGTTGGACCACCAGACTTTCCTTGTTCTACTAAATCTTGACCCCATGTCATCTTCAGACCAGAATAATATGCTTCTATTCTTGGATTGCTCTTGGTAACAGCATTAAACAACGCACTTGAGTCTATCAATATATGAACTCCCTTAACTCTTCTATCTAAGGTTGACTTTGCACCTCCTAGCCTTATCCCAGTTCTTTTAGACTTTCTGAACTTCTTGTAACCACTTTTCCTTCTCTCTAAACTACTTTCTTTTATGCCTTCCCATGGTGTTCCGAATCTCGCACCCTCAGTCTTAAATTGTTCTACAAATGCCTGCTTCATATATCTGTCTGCTTTTGTCATCATCCATCCTCGTATCTCCGTAGGCGATATAGCTTGTGAAGTAGCTCTTAAAAGGGCAGTAGCGTCTGAAGAATCAACTGTTATCATATTTCTAACCCATCATCTATCTTATAGTTTGGATTTGCTACCTCTCTTTGGTTTATACCAAAATATGAACTGTTATCTGGCGAAGAAGATGATACTATTCCAAATCTTACTTGGTCTCCAGATCTATCTGTATCTTCTGTCGCTCCAGGTAAAATCAATACCTGCTCTCTTATATCTTCAAGCTTTCTGACTGAATTATCAATTAGCCATTCTGCATAAGAATGTATCTTCTCATCTTCCATCGTAGCGTCTAGGGATAAAAGGATTCTACCAGCTGACAGGTCTTGGTGTATAGACTTTAAAAGGTTAGAGGTAACACCACTTGTAGTAGAGACTACACTATCTGGCACATGAACTGGAACTTCATAAAGACCAATCATGTAAGAGTTCATTTCTGCTTCTGCAGTATCAAGGAAAGCTTGAACACTACTCCCAGATGCGATGGGAAGATTAGCTAATATCTGGTCTACATTGTCTTCTGTTGCATAGCTCATTTTTTTCCTCCATTATATAATCTTCTTATAGTGAGAGCCGAAGCTCCCACTTATAAAAACACTATTAAATTGTACCGATAAGAAGTTGATTCGGATTCTGAATCGCTGGCATGTAAGAGTCAGCAACCTTAATCCAAGTATCCACAGGGTCTTTGGTAGCCCATGAATAAGAAACTTTACCGATTTGTGTAGCAACACCGTCTCCAGCAGGAACATCTTGTGGTCCAGTAAACGCTTTACCAAGACCTTCAGGTGCCATGACAATAAATTTGTCATCTGGAATAAACTGTTGTACTTCGCCATCTGTGTCAACGTAGTTAACATCATAGACGATGATATCAAGTCCTCCAAGTCGAGTAATGAAACCTGACTCAGCGAGTTGATTACCAACAGTATACCTTAACAATGTCTGTACAGCCGAGTTCTCAACAAGATAGATCATAGCTTGTGAGGAACAGTAAGCTCTTGTGGGAGTAACCCACGAATCTCTAGAAATCAATTTCTTCCATCCAAGAATATCACTAAGTGGGTCAGCTGAATCTGTAGTAGCCCAAGTAGTAGCGGCATCTGCCTTATGGGTTGCATCGATAGAATAATCTACCTTCAACTTCATAGGAGGAGTTACCTGTTGGACATCAATTTGTCCCTTTACAAGTGCTTCCCATACCATCCACTCTTTAGTGTTATCTACAATTCTATCCAACTCGCCTAGTTCGTCAGCTATAAGCTGCATTCCGTAGGCAGAATCGAATTTACCTATACCATCAATGAAATTCTTTGTGTTCTGGTCAATAACCTTTTTCTCTGCAATATAGAGCACCTCGGTATTAACTCGTGTTCTAGGTGTTAGTTTGTCAACATGTGATTCAGCACCAGGAGACTGGAACTTGCCCAATCTTCGAGTACCTTCAACTACATCCCAATAAACTGCTTTTGTTGAACTTGGTCTTGCGGGGAATAATCCTACTCCCAAAAGATTCTTTTTAGGGAATCTCTTAACTGTTTCAGTCATAGCTCGAGACTCAAGTCCAGCAAATTCTCCTAAAGTTGCCATAATTTGCTCCTTTTAAACGTTATAAGCTACAAATTCGCAGTTATTCAAGTCTGAAACGGCATTTGAATCAAGACCTATCATCTTCTCTTGGTAGAATATTCCATGAGTATACATGAAAGTATTAATACCAGAGGCAGATGCGTCAGATTTATCAGCTAAAATTCCAACCGCAGTATCAAGACCAGTTGCACCCGTATTTGAATACGAGCCAAATGTTCCCGAATTTACGCCAGAGGTGTATTGCCCAAGAACTGTGTATTTCGCAAGTGTTCCAATTCCTGATGCAATAGTCACGCTTCTTCTAGCTTCTAAACCATGTTCGCTAACTTCGCCAGTATCGGGAGTATATGTTGTACTATCGTTATAACCCATATCACTCCTTACTATTTATTAAATTCATCCAAATGAGCTTTTATAGCCTCATCTGTCCATCCTTTTTCTTTAAGGGATGCGGTTACTGTCTTATTCGCCAATTCTACAGGATCATTCTCTTCATCTTCCTTTGTTTCATTTGATTCTTGGGTGCCCTTATCGGCATCAAGCTTAATGAACTCGGGTTGACTATTTTTTATATCCTTGTATGTTTCGAACTGTTCTTTTGATAATCCTTTAACAAATTCTTTTTCTTTGTCTAAATTCTCAGCGATTATTTTTCCGCCTTTGTTAAATTCTTCAACTTTTTCATCTCTAGCTGCTAACTCTTTTTCCATCTCTACTTTTTCAAACTCTTCGATCTTTGTCTTTGCAGCCATCAAATCAGTATGCTCTTCTTTTGAAAGGGTTACCTCTTCGTCATCTCCGTCTTTCTTCTCTAGTTTCTCTTTCTCCTCTTTTTCTTTTGCTTCTTTCTCTTCCTTCTCTAGTTTCTCTTTTTCTAATTTCTCTTTTTCTAGTTTGTCTTTCTCTTCTTGAACTTTCTTCTCTTTTTCATCTTTTGCCATATTTACCTCCAATGGTAACATCGACTTTAATGTTGTTAATGTTTCCGCAAGTCTCTGAACTCTCCAGTAATCTTCTTTGCTTACAGAGGAGTCCATCAGTTTCTTAACGGATTCTATTGCTTTTTTAACGCTTTTTGCTTCTTTTTTATCAACAGCCATCTCTATATCATATAACTCTATATCGAATGTTTTGTCAAACATTGCTACTTCAGCAGAAAACACAGGTTTGAGTTTCTCCACTTGCGGTGAATCAACCCATCCGTATCCCCACAGTACATTCTTATAACTATTTCCATCGTTGTCTTCGTAGTTGCCTATTTCCACGCTTCTCTTTCGAAGAGTAGTGTCTTCAATTTTTTTCATGCCCTCATCGTCTGTTATCTCTGAGTCAGCGTAAATATGAGAAATGCCTTTGGCGTCTTTCTCTATTTTTAGATCTGTAACATATCCTATAAGGTTTTTAGCATTTACATCGCTTCTGCCCTTTACCCTATGTCCTATTCTTACTGGTGGCTCAAAATCAACGTTCTTTTTTAGCTCCTTGAAGTTGTCTACCATCTCTTTAAGTATCTTTGCGGTATATTTTTTGCCCCTATACACTCCTTCTCGGAATATTTCTACTCCTTTAAGGGTTTTAGCAAAGTCTTCTTTATCTTTTGTCTCGAAGTCAAATTTTTCTTCATTCATAGTTATACCTTACAAATTTTAGTTCAAGCTTCTTTGCTTTTGCATGTTGTCTTTATTATTCTTTCTTTTCTGTGTTCTGTCAAATAAATTGCACTTATGGAGGCTTGTTCAGCCCCCATTAACTACCTTTTATGTGAAATTGTAGTTGCTATTTTTTAAACCTCTTGGCTAAGGCGTCTGCTGTTCCAATTGCTGCTACTGTTCCCAACCACCAACCTATCTGGTCGAACATTACCACCAAATCAAAGCCATCGGCTTGCATTTTGCCCAAATAATCAGATAACCAACCGAAAGTCACAATCCAAAATCTTAGCGATCCTAATAAATCCTTAATTTTCTTAATCATTTCTTTCCTTTCTTATTAAATATATTTTTCCACCAATCTGAGATAACATCGAGCAGATCTCTACATATAACTGGCTTCGTTGCTTTGCATATCTCCAGCAAGTCTTCTGCCTTCTCCTTATCCTCAACCGCCTCTTTCTTTGCGTCAACAGCGTTCTCGTAAAGACTAGATATCCTGTCTATTTTGCTGTTAGCTTTGCTTAGCTTGCCTTTTTCTAGTTCAGCCAGGATACTAGCGTCAGAAATAATTTTCTCTAGCTTGGCATATTCGCCTTCAGCATAAACAGCCAAACCACTTATAAAGCCCCAGCTCTCGTTGCCAGTATAGTTATAATTGTTCTCCTGCCCTATCTTTCGCTTCAACTCATCAGCCTGTTCCTTTGAAAATATAACCTCTGTGTTGTGATCCCATAATACTTTTCCCATATGATTCCTTTCATGAAATAGTCGATAACTTACTATATTATACGGATTCTTTATTCTTTCTCCCAAAATCGGACAATTTATCTTTCCATCTGGAAACAGGACGAAGAAGTGTTGTGGATAACCAGATGACTTATAATGGTTAGTTTCAGCTATGCAGGTGAAGTTTGGCTTACTATTGGTTCTCCCATCATATTGTATGCCCAAAAGTTGTGAAGCCTTTGTTGAGTTCATCATACACCCATTGTAGTACCCTCCGCCATTCTTCAAAATACTATTTACCTCTGGCGGAGTCTTGCCAGACATCATTGCAAGCGAACAGACAAAACATCCAGCATTAGCGATTGTAGTATCGCAAGTCCCGAGCTGATCTGAATAGTTTTTTTGCTTGTAATAGTTTATAGTTCTCCTTATATATTATCTATTAAACGATTTATAACTGCACTCAAAGCCACAATACCTATCCCCCAGTAAGCGAGTATCTTGGTTTTGAATACGATATAGTTATCACCAAGGTTTCTGACTTCAAGAATGACGTCTTTTATCCCAGCCTTAATCTCCTCGTGTTCTTCCGAGTTGTTCTTATCTGAGTCATCTAGCTTCTGTTCTACTTTGGCTAGACACTTCTCCATCGAGCCTATACTTCTTCGGTTTTCGTTTGGTAAGTCTGGCATTATTTCCTTTAATTATTTAAGCTGCTCTAAACGTTATTCCTGCTAGTGATACATTGGTATTTGTTCCAGTATCTATGTCAACTGTTCCGTCTGTGTCTATTGATACTCTACCGAAAGCACCTGTTGAAATAATACCAAATAATTCTTTTGCTGCTGGGCGGTAGCCTACTGGCAAAGTAAACATAGTCGCTGGTAGTGTTCCATCTTTTACAAGTCCTTTTAAGTGAACAGTTCCCTGCGTGTCTAAATAGTATTGTGCAGTAGCGTGGACTCCCCCGTAGTTTACCCAACTGTTTGAGAAGGATGCGTCTTGCCAAGCCTGTTGGTTTATCTGATTGTGTAAAGTTATATCTCCATCGGACTCAACCTTTAATCCATCAATAGCACTTCCGTCTACATAAGATATAAGCGTCAGGAATGAATCTCTGGTTGCGTCTGTAATATCTGTAAACCCAGCTCTCAATGCTCCTGCTGCCTTAGAACCAACTGAAGTCTTACAATACACAGAGACTGTTGCTGTGTTTGCTGTGTTCGCATCTGAGTTGTTCTTGAACTGCACTCCGATATTTCCTGCATCGTTCTCTCCAACAAAGATACAAGGGTTGGGATCGGAGTTGTTTACCTGAAAAGTTCCAGTAGTGTTGAAAAAGGTATCAGTTCCGTTGAAGAATAAGTCTGAATCTTGTCCTGCTCCCAATACGAGTCCTTTGTTGTCAGCATTCACTATTACATCGTCAGTAGTCGTAATCGCACCACCACCTAAAGTTGTGTAAGTCGCCGCACCCAAAGCAGGAGTTACCAGAGTTGGAGAAGTTTCAAAGACTAACTTACCCGAACCAGTTTCATCGCTTATCACCCCAGCTAGTTCTGCCGAAGTAGTAGCGTCTATATTGGTTGAGCTTAAAGCACCTATCTTGATATTGGCTGTGCCGTCAAAAGAAGTACCACCTATTGTTCTAGCAGTTGCCAAAGCAGTAGCAGTAGCAGCAAGACCTGTTGTGTCTTGGTTAAGTGGAAAGTCGGTTGTGTAGACTCCATTAGTAACTGTATCTGCATTACCAGTAATATCCCCTGTAATATTAGCGTGTACATCGCTATTAAAGTAAAAGTCTCCGCTTGTTAAGGCGAACTGTTGGTCTGTTCCGTCATAGCATTGGCTGTATTGTTTTGTTAATCCTTGATACAGACAACCTGAGATTGTTAGCTCTCCGTCAACACTTGAGTTCACTCTGGTAAATGTTCCAGCTACAATATTCTTTCCATCGGCAGCCACAAGGTCATCAAACTGACTTATTGCAGTTGTGTTAGCATCATCTATCTGGAGATAATAAGCCTTTGCTGTTCCTCCACCTCCAGCAGTTGAGTGAAAGTGATTGTATGTGCTTCTAACAGAGAGAGTGGTCGAGCTTCCTATCCGAATCGTAATAGAATTGTGGTCTGCTCCAGTATTGGTACATTCCATCTGGTTGCGGTAAACCTCTGGCGAACCAGAACCGTTATCTATATTCAAACAGTAAGTTACTGTCGCATCATTATCTGTAACATTCACAGTAGAGTTAATAATCAGCAAATCACCGTCTGAATTGTCTCTTATCCCAGCGTGGTTGATGCCTGTTCCACTTCCAGTAGATGTGAGGGCGACAGTATCTAAAATCCAAACACTTCCAGTTTCTATAAGCATAGCTTTCTTACCTCTTGCACCTCTGTCTGCTGTGTTGGTATATACAACCGAGGAGTCTACAATCTTGACTGTTCCGTCTCCTCTAGCACAAGTTGAACCTCCTGGGACTGTTCCGTCAATCGTTCCCGATGCAATACATTCGATATGACAATGCTTGAAGTTACAACTTCCACCTGCGTTACCATCTATTGTAGAATCAGCTCCGTTAGCGGCTAGTGTCATCTGCATCTTAATATCTTTAACTAGACAACCTGTTTTATCGGTGTAGTCGCAGATAGTGGCGTTATTAGTAACCAACGCTGATGCAGGTTTAGGATTTTGAGCCCCCACAACCCATTGGTTATTGGCTGTGAAGTTTATCGTATCTCCAGCGTAAGTACCAGGGTAAACTACGAACAACTCCCCACCTGCTGTGTTAGCAGTCAAAGCTGCCTGAATAGTTGAGTATTTTAGTGTCGCATCGTTATCGGTATACCCTGGACTAATTTTAATAGTTTTAGTGGGGGGTAGGGCTAGGTCTTGTAAAGCGGTCTCAACATCGTCTGTATCAAAGTAAGTCCCTGCGTCTGCGATAGGAACATCAACAGCACTAACTTGTGTAGCACCAGTCCCCCAGTCTATATGAGTGTCGTTTATTCCGTCAGCTTTTACTCTTAATTTATCAGTGTCTATTTCAATGGTAGCATCATCAACTCCTACTGCAAAAGTTCTATTAGCAGATATATCTCCACCACCTGTTAAACCGTCCCCTGCTGTCAAAGTTACAGCTGTGTGGTCTATATGTTCGTTAGCCACAAAGTCTGAGAATCCATCGTGGAAGGCTCCACCGACATAGGCTATGTTTCCGTCAGTTACAGCAGCATCAAACTCTGCCATAGTCCCTGTAATTCCAACTATGGTTGTTTGGTCGCCTGTATTGGTTCCAGATAAATTACCAAGATTAGTAATATCTCCTGCGTCTATGTTTGCTGCTTGTGAGGCAAGATAAACAGGGTCAGATTCGACTGTTAAATAGGTTCCAGACAAATCTGGAACATCTGCTGCCACCATATCTCTAAATGTAGGGGCAGCTACTGCACCAGTAGCGGGACCAGCGAATATCTTATTTGCTGTTTGTGTATCCAAGCCAACTTCTTGTGTAGAGAGACTCAAAAGCTTTTCCGCATTTACATCTAACGTAACTGGATCATGTCCTCCGCCCAGGGTTTCTATCTTCGTGAATATTGCGTGTCTTGATGCACCACCAGTTGTATCAGCGTCCCATGCTGCACCATAAACACCATCTGAGATAGTAGCACCACCACTACTGCTGCTGCCCCCACCACCAGATACGCTTATTTCAATGTCTTTTGTCTCTTCTTTAATAAGAGAAATTATAGGCTCTTCCAAGCCCTCGATTCCTATCTCTTCGTGTTCTATTATATGTTCAAACCTGCTTTTCATGTTTTTCTCTAATTATTTTACCTGCGGTTCTTAATATCTTTTCGGTTACTATTTTGTCCTTATAATAGTATATGACCTCGGTTATTCGCCCATTTTCCTTGATTGCCTCTTCTTTATAGGGTTCTTCGTCCTTTTTAGACAGCAATACGAGGAATTTGTCCAAATACTCCTTAAAGAAGGTTTTTGGGAACTCTAAATTGGAAAGAGACGTCTTCATCAAAGAAAGAAGTGCGTTTGTCTTCTTCATATCAACAGAGACCTTCTCCGTCTTTATGTTGGGAGTATTTTTCTCTATCTCATCGCTTAGAGAGCTTTTTAGATCAGATATGTCCTTATGGGTGATATTTTCGCTGTTTTTAGACTTTTCTATCAATTCAGTCATTTTTTCTTCTAAAACATCGAATTTCTTGTCTGATTTAGACATTTCCTTAACAAAACTATCAAATACCTCTACCATCTTACCTTTTTCGCCATCGTTCTTGTTAAGTTCTTCTATCTTGTTTATGGCTATATCAAATTTAAGTAAAAAAGCATCGAGGTTTTTCTTTCCCGCTATTTTTCCTATTTTTTCTTTATTCATTTAATATGTTATTAGCCTCTTCTTTGAGAATTTTTCTTGCTTCATTTCTATCCTCGTCTACACCAAGAGTCCTGCCAACTTCATATACTATCTTGTTTAGTTCATATCCCATCGCAACACAGGAACGGATCTTGTTTTTGACCTCTGTTTCGAGTGCTGTGTAGTTTCTCTTTGAATTGAATGCTTCTGGGAAACCTATTTTTAGATTATCCACTGCTGTCTTGTCATCGTTGAGCATTGCTTTGGACAGATAGTTTCTTATTCTAGTCATCTGCTTCTTTGCTACCTCTTTGGCTGGTTTCTCTATTGGCGGTGGACTCTTTTCCTCTTTCAAAGGAATACCGATTCTATCAGATAGAGTTTGTATTTCAGGGGCAATCTTACCAGTGGATACCAAATCTCTAACCATATCTACAATAGCGTCTTCAGTTACCCTGGAAAGTGGAGTATATTTCAACTTTGCTTCCCCAGATGGATAGTTTAGCTCAACTAGCTGTTGAACTATGTATTTATTAATCCATTCGAAGTAATCATCCAAGATTCCCATAATTCCAGTAATAAATGTAGCTTTATGCTCTAGCCCAAGTGCGTATGATCCAACGTTACCACTTCCGAGCAATAAGTCGGGGACGAAAATTGCTCTTGCCTTTTCTAAGTCTAATCTCTTCATATATACCTCAAAGTCCACGCCTCTCATCTGTGACTCAAGATATTCTAAATCATAAAGTCTGTTTCCTGTTTCATCTCTATCTCCAGGGATTGTGAGAACTGTGTGACTTCTTATTCCCTCACCAGCAGCCTGCATTGAAGCCATGGAGTCTCTCTTTGTTCCGTTAGTATCTTTTACTGTATCGCCAATCGGTGCTCTGCCGACAACTACTGGCTCACCAAATCTCTCATAATACCTATTAGCAAATAAATGTAATAGTTCAGCGTAATACCAAGGCTTATAAGATGGCTTAATCATCGAGTTTCCATACAAATCTCCATCTTCCATTTGATGTGCATACCAAAAGGCATAGTCAGGAGAAATTATTTCTTTCTCTCCCATAATTTCCTGAACAAAACCATTAAAGTTACCTTTCTCGTCTGTTTTTACCTTACAAGTAGCTGGGTCTAGGTCTTTTATCTTTCTTAGGACATAGTTGCTACCATCTAAGGAAAAAATCTTCACGTTCGGACTATATCCAGCCCAAAGTGATTTCGTAATAGATCTTATTAAGTGATTCCATACATTATCTATAGATTTCTCTATTACCTTCTTTGTTTTCTCATCTCCCTCTACATACCAGTCCACTCTCTGCATTGTGAACTTGATAACATTTAGACATGCAGAGACCTGCGGATCTAGCCGCATTTTCCTATAGGTCTTTATAGTAACATCATCTGCATTATATCTGAGTCCGCCTGGCAGTCTTTGCGTGTATAGACTATTTCCGCCAGACATTCCTAGGTCTTTATCTGTAACTATCTTCTTATTACTTGTGAAACGGTCAAGAATACTCATTTGTTTCCTCCGAAGTTAGTCTTCTATGACCAAATAATGGTTTAAAAAATTCTCTTTTATTATATTTTTTGGGTTCTAGTATAATATTATACACTACACCAGCTACTGCGTCTGAAACGTCTTTGCTTCCTTCTGGTTGATGGTCTACCTTATCTCCATAAAATTCTAGATGTTTGCACTCCTTTATGAAAACAGGATTTGGGGGATAATTCAACCTTTCTTGATAGATACAGTCTTTGAGTGCCTCGTATGCGGAAGTGTCTCTATCGACAGATATCCTTTCTGCCTTTATACCATTTTTGTTTAGTATTTGTATAGTTTCTGCGGATTGGAATCCATCGAAAGTTACTTTGACTATCCTAAATCCTCTTTCTCTTAATTCAAATATACGCTTTCTAATATCTGAAATCAATACCTCACCTCCTGGCGGTGCTTTTATCTGTTCAATTAAGTCTAAATATATCATCGGTTGCAATCCATCATCACTATTTGCATACCCATTACTATGTCCCATTGCGAAACCAGTTTTATCGCCACCCTGTTTGTTCAAACCTATATCGACATGAATAACGCATGGCTTTTTGTGGTCTGCCTTAAACCCTGGCTCATAAAATGGATAATCATTGGTAGTTCTCACCTGAACTCTACTCATATCAGCGTTTTCATCTACTTTCTCTGGATAGGCGAAGAACGGTTGATGAGCGAAGGTCGGAACAGCGGCAATATCTCGCAACGCCTTTTCTGGGTTTCGTTTAAACTCCTCTTCATGTTCAATCGGTATTGTTATTCCCTTATACTTAAATGTCTTACCACTATAGTCCCATGCTGGTGAAGGGCATTCCCAATAAGGAATAATCACAGAATAAGATCGCTCCATTTTCTTTGACTCATAAAATCGTCTCATCAAGAATCCGTCAGTAACTTTCGGGGAACCGATAGTCATCAAGATCCCCTTCCTTCCAAAACGTGACCTTATTCTTTCTTTAATAGCATCATAGCCAACCTGAGCGAAATCTTTCTCTGGTGTCTTGGTGTGCGAGTCCGCTTCATCGATAATACCACCGAAGATGTTAAATCCTTCGAAAAATGTATCAGCAGAGTTTCCTGGAATAATAAAGATGTTATTTGGGAACCTTAGTTCTGAGGTAACCTCCTGCTTATAGTTAAATCTATTCTTGAACCAAGGACTTGTATCAACTCTAGCTTTAACCTCACCAAACACAATCTTCCTAGCCTTGACCTCATTATTCGCCATATTCATCATTTGGATAGCAGAACCAGGGGACATACCGAAATATTCCTGCGGATCCTTCAAACACCCAAACAGATAAGTACAATAGGTTATAACCAAGCTCACTACAAAACTCTTGCCAACTCCAATCCCGCCAGCGAACACAACATCCTGATATGGAAATTCAAATGGGTCTTCCTCGTTCAGAGGAAAGATTTTTTTTAGCTCAAACATAATCCTGTCACGAACCTGCGACTTGCCTTTCTTGTTAGTCAAGCACAAGTAGTTCGGGGATTTACAAAACGTTTCTACATCGACTGGCTTCTCCTTAAAGTCTGGATTCTTCAGCAACCACTTAAGTTCAATAAGTTCACTTTTGCTTCTCTTTTTTAAGGATTTGGTCAACTGTTTCTGCCAGTCCTGCTCTTTGTTTATCTGAGAGTCCTGCATCTTCAAGTTTCTCCACAGCAGAGCCAATATTGACCTGCTGATTTAATATATTATATGTCACTCCCTGATTCAGCTCGGGCTTCACCAGTTTCACAAACTCAGTTAGCTTTTTAAACAACAGATCACCGATCTGGGTGGTCCTTCCATCAATCTCACCAGATACCCGCTCAAAGTGTTTACTCATCTCATATCGCTCCGCCTCATCGGCAATAATGTCCTGAATAGATTCGGTTATCAAATCTATATCTCGACTCTTAATCTTACCAGATAAATATTTGAATGAATCAGAATATCCACAAACACTACCAGCCATGAATTTAGGGCACTTATTCTTATATACACAATTATCACATATAAGAGTAGAGGCAACCACTTCCTGTTTTCTATCAAGAGCAATCATGCCAGTCCCAACCTGAGTCTTGTCCCGCTGACCTCCCACTACCTTAGGATCGAAGAACGGATTCTTGCTCTCGCCTTTGGGTTTAACCGCCTGAAGCTCATTTTTCAGTGTAGCCGCCTGAGCATCAAGAAAAGACTCATAGTTAAATTCAGCCTTAGTCTTAGTCCCCCACTTCTTTATCCAGTTCTGAAGCTTATGTCCTTTATAGTGCTTCTGACCATTCGGTAGCACATAGAACTTTTTGTCCAAGATACATTCCACACTGTTCGGTCTATAATTGATAATCTCATGTGGGGAATGGCAATCAACCAGATGAAATTTTTTCCCCTCCAATTTCTTTATAAGGTTTCTATCACGCACGCAAACAGGGGTAGTGCTCAGATCATCAATCTTGACTTTCTTCTTACCAAATTGAACATACTTATCAGTAGTTATAATATAGTCGTTCAATGGCTTATCCAAAGTCCCGCCCAAGTCCTTTTCAGACTTCAACGCAAACCGCTCACCAAAGTAATCTGAGAAGTATAATTTCATATTAGCTAAAGTCTCCGACCCTGCCAACGTTTCCATCTACTACTGCCTCGTCTCTACTTTTGAACCCACCTTGTATCTCACCCAGGAATCGTCTCTTCTCTGCCTCAGTTTTAGCACCAGACTTCTCGAGTGCCTTATTAACATCGGCTGGTCGGCTAGAAGATCCAGAAGTCCTAATCGAGACCTTCTCATTGGCTTTACCGCAATCTGGGCAAAACTGTCGTTTGGGGATCAGCTTACCATCACAAAACTTACATTTCATTGAGTACCTCTACTTCCATTTGATTATCCACACTGCTAATTAATGAGCCAAAACAATCGTCACATATCTTCGCCAGAATAGTTTGATCGACAGATTTAACCTTCACCTCTTTCACCGCCACGTTTGAACACCGAACGTTATTAAACTTGTGTCGCTCGCAGGTAACAACATCGGTGCTCTTCGGTGTATAGACACCAACAATCTCATTACGCTTGGTAACGGTGATTTTACTATCGCCTTCTGCCAATTTACAGAAGTTATTTCTGAACTCTCGTATATTCATGTTAGATAAAATGTAGCACATTCTCTCTTACGGTGCAAGGTTGTCACTTTTCGAGGCTAGGACATGAACATGTCGGGCTAGAACTGGTTGTAGCACATTGCTAGAAATTTGGTAACTCGCTAGAAACAAGCTCCGCCCACGCCTGAACACCCCCCCCCTCCAAAAATTTTTTACCTCCTATTCCCTCCCACAATGCCATTTAAGCGGTGTTTGGCGGTGTGGTGGTGGTGTATATCATGGGGGTTTGGGACTGATATGGTCGTATGGTATGGTGGTTCGGTGATAATATGGGATAATAGCATTGAGGCTAACAAAAGAGACCGGAACAAGTAAGCAAGGCAATTTTTTCCTAGTAAGTGGATAGTATAGTACATCATATAGTAGGTGGTAAGTAGATCATTGAATAATAAAAAAGGTTTTTTTATAAAGCAATATTAATTTGAAAGGTGGCAACATGGACGCGATCAAAGAAACAACAAAAGCAATGGCAACCGCGGTATTGGGGATAGTGTTCACGATTGGCATATTAGCGATAGCGGGTAGTGTTTGGATAGTGGTTGATCTGAAACTAAATTCAGATATTCACACTATAACATCAGTCAATGGAATATCTACATTGTACTATTCAATAGAAACCGATAACACACTATTAATTGAGTTGATAAAATAATTTTCTTTACTGGTTTAGGCGGTTGATCCCGCTTAACTAGTAAATAATTGAAAGGTTGAAAAATGAACAAGTACACGCTATCGGTTGGCTTGAATGATAAGAACACAAAAAAGCAACGACTATCCACAATTGAGGCGTATAAAATTGTAGAAAACACAATTGTAAAGATTGCAGGCGGTGGATCTATTTTTGAAGGTCGTGGGATATACAAACATGATAATGGCATGGTGGTGATTGAAAATACATTATCAGTTGAATTGTATGATTGTGATGAAGCGGTTGCGATTGAGATTATCGAGGCATTAAAAATATCGCTAAATCAAGAATGTATCATTTTAACAAGTGCGGTTGTGAATAGTAAGTTTATCTAATAATGAAAGGTTTTGCGATGAAAACATTTTCCAGAAAACAAGTGCGAACATATACAAATGAACAAATAGAAAATTTTGTTGATAAGCATGGCGGTGAGATTATAACCATGAATGCGGGGACGCTTGGGCTTGGCAATTGTATATTGTGGTTTGGCAAAAATAAAAAAGTTGGCATTACTAAAGAGATATACCTTAATGAATGGTCAAGCGGTCAATCCTTGAGGCTATACAACAAGATCCCCGCCAAGTATAAAAAGTTTATAAATTAATGATGAAAGGATCACGATGAAAATTTACAAGATCACAAAAAACATCGATGTATTATGCGAAACGAAAAGTACACGAAATGGGTTTAAGCATGAGGCAACGCTTTTTGTCGGGGGCAATGAGTACGATAAAACCAAGTGCCTATATCAAAATCGAACATGGGAGGCATTTTTATATCAAAGTGTACTACAAAAGTTGTGGGATCGGGCTAATAGCGGTGATCACTGCTATAAATTAACACCATATGAATTGCGGACTTTCCGATCTATAACATGATGAGATGATAAAAAGATTTTTTATTGGTTTGGGTGGTTCAATTGAGCCACTCAACGAATAAAAAAATTAATGATGAAAGGATCAAAATGCGATTAGGATCATGGACTACTATTGACGCTCCAACAAAATTTATTGATGAAGCGGAAAAATGGCTTCAAGATGAGTTTAAAAAGATCGGGGGTTTCGTTCGCAAGGTTTCAAACTCTCATGATTTCGGGGAGTATCCAAGTTTCGAGATTGATTTTCCAAGCGGTTTTCGTGATATTGATGAAGACTATTTACCATGTAATAATTGCGGTAATTGTGATGAATGTAAGCAAGTTTTTGAAAAAGATCTGTTCATGGTCAATGCTAATGATATCGAGATGAGATATAGCAAAAAGTTTGAAAAACATTTATAAACTAATGATGAAAGGGTCAAAATGATCAATGAAATTGATTGGAAAAAGATTGGCATGAATGAAAAAATTTATGAGTTGATAGCAAAAGAGTTGCGGTTTCAACATGAGGCATTAAAATATAATGCGGGCAAGATTGAGGGCAATGGGGGCAATAATACAACAAATGTTTATGAGATGAGTTGTAAGTTATGGGCAAAAACACTTGAAGCGGAAAGCAACACTTTTAACAGATTGCGGTTTTTGATTGATTGCGGAATATATATAGAAAAAGTTGGCAAGAATGCGGGCGGAACAAAAAACTATTATTATGAAATTAACGATGAAAGGACAACATGAAAACGACTTGGAAAAAAGTAATGGAAATGAAAAAAAACGATTTCCGATGTAATGGCGTCATGAATAACTTGGATACAGATGAGATCCATACAATTGTGGCAACGATTGATTATTTCGGTGGCAATGTAAAGCAAGCACACTTTGATTTGAAATTGGCAAGATTTCGGGTTTTCGATTGGCTTGCTATGGGGGTTATGGGCGGGCGTATCGGTTCGGAAAGTGCAACAAAAGTTATGGTTTATAGTTTTCTAAAAGCCGATGGAAATATCGATAATTTTGTCGATGACTTGCGGGCTACTGATTATGAGATGATTACTGATTGGGAAAAATTAAAACTAACTAGCTAATGAAAGGCGGAACGATGAAAAAGATGAAACTAATTGATAGGATCAAAAGCATTTTAGATCGCTACAAGTCGGGTGAATTCAAAGAAGTCGAGGACGAAAATGGAACAGGGGGGTTTTGGGATCTTGCGGGTGAATTGAGTGTTCAAAGGCAAATTGAAACCAAAGGCGATAAACTTGGTGATCTTGAAGCGGTTTGGATCGATGAAAACGAACAAATGAAATTGTATGAGATATTTCAAATTATGGTTGAATTAACTAATTAATGAAAGGTTTAAAATGAGTGAAGTAAAAAAGATCAAGTGGACACCATATCTTGCAACAGCATATGCCGAGGGGTTTTGTGAGGGTGAGGGAGCAACAAGGGGTGAGCAAATTGAGGCATGGCAATATCTAATTGACAATGGTCAAGCTTGGCAATTGCAAGGTTGGTTTGGGCGGACAGCCGAAAGCTTGATTGAAGCGGGGATCTGTACCAAAGCAAAGTAATTTTTTATCGATTTGGGTGGCTTGTTTGAGCCACTCAATTGGCAAAAAATAATTAATGAAAGGAGCGAAATGAGCGATGTAAAGGCAATAAAGATTTTGGAAAGGCTACAAAACAACGATGTCTTGATCAACAGGGGAGATATCATTCAAGACATACAGGATATATTAGAATTTTTAACCAAAAGAAAGGCGGTAAAATGACTTATAAGGAGGACGCTAAAAAGTGGCGTGGGGTAGTGGTTTGGCAAGATGAGGTTATCAAGGGTTTATATTTTAGTGTAGTGGGTTTATTTGTTTTAGTGGTTGGTTTGTTTTGGATCTTGGTGAGTTGAAGAAAAAAGGTTTTTTCCATGCTACCCTGTCTATTTGTAGATGAAAACATGGAGGCGATGAAAACATAAAATAATTTAAGACAACATGAAAGGACAAAAATGGCTATATGGAAATGCTTGAAATGCGGAACAAAGATACTACAAAACTATGTAGAAAAATGCGAGGGTTGCGGTGGCGATGTTTTACACGAAAGCGGACATATCAAAGATGAAAAGACTGAAATAATTAGAAATAAAAGGAAAGGACAAAAATGAAAGTGAAAAAACTGATTAAGTGTTTAAAAGAGTTTAACCAAGAAGCAGAAATTTTGATTGGAAACGATGAGGAACTTAATGTGGTTTATGGGAAAATTGGGATATCACCATATGAAGATGATGACGAAGATTTGTCAAAATATTCCAAAGCGGAACTGACAAAGATGATTGAAAGCTACAAGCCAAAAGAGGTCGACCCGAAGAAGTGCGAACAAGTTATAATGTTTGGTTTAAATAATTAGTGAAAGGATCATGATGAAAAAGTACAATGTGAGAACGACTTGCGAATGCCTAACAAATTATGTTGTTATGGCAAACGATGAAGAAGAGGCAATGGAAAAGATGAGGAACGATGATGTGGAAAGCTTTGAGGAAACTAATTTCAACAACGAGAGAGTTTTGAATGTTGAGGAGGTAAAATGAATGAGATTACAAAGGAGTGTCAAGGAAATTGTGCGGTTTGTGGAAGTGAAGATATCAAATATGGAAATGGGGAGGCAGAGGGGGAGGGTTTTTATTACGAATATACCTGTAATAAATGTAAGTCGAGTGGCAAAGAGTGGTATGGATTGAAATATGAAGAAACAATAGCAATTAATAATGAAAGGGAACGAAATGAATGAAGAAACTTATGGAGCATTGAAAAGGATCATCGAAGAAGTGAAAGAGAAACGAAAGACAGAGTGCGTGATGAAAAATTGTATCGTCAATGACATGATTGGCGGAAATGATATCGACTTGGTTGAGGATTGGGTTGGCGAACAAGCAGACGAGCAAAGACCATAATAATTAATTTAATTGAAAGGCGGACAAAATGGGCTTGGATATGTATCTAGAAAAAAAGACTTATGTTAAGAATTGGGACTACAAAGGGGCGGACAATCATAAGATTAAGATCACCAAGAATGGAAAGAAAACAGGTATCGATGAAAAAAAGGTTTCTCATGTAATTGAGGAAGCGGGCTATTGGAGAAAAGCTAACCATATTCATAATTGGTTTGTCCAAAATGTCCAAGAGGGCGATGACAATTGTGGCTTGTATTATGTGAGCCAAGAAAACATGGAAGAGTTGCTTGGTTTGGTAAATGAGGTTTTGGAAAACTCAAAGCTTGTGAAAGGCAAAGTTATACGGAGTTGGTCTTTTGATAAGAATGGGGAAAAGCTACCAAACTACCAAGAAGGAAAAAATATTAAAGATCCAAGCAAAGCAAAAGAATTATTGCCTTGCCAAGAAGGGTTTTTCTTTGGCAACGATGAATATGACGAGTGGTATTATAATGGTTTGGTCGAAACCAAAAAGATACTTGAAGAGGCAATGGAGGACGAGGACGCTGATTATTATTATCAATCTAGTTGGTAGAAAGGAAAAAAATGAACAAAACTCAACTGAAGAAAGAAAGAAGCAATGTTATAAGTGAGATTTTGGAACATCACAAAGAAACGATGAAAGGGCTTGGAAGTGTTGGAGAACTTGATTGGAATATGTCAAGAGCAGAAGATTTGGCGTACCTGTTAGGACGACACGACATGTTGGATTTCCTAGTTAACAAAGAGGGAGCAAAATGAATGAAGAAACTTATGAAGCATTAAAAAGGGTGATTAAATTTGTAAGGGGAAAAAGCAATGAGTTGAAAAACAACGATACCATTGCGGTTGAAAGTTGGGTTGACGAAGTATCAAAAGAATATGGGGGCGATCACAGGACTTACTCGGTTTGGGTAGGTGGTGGCGAGGTAAACGACAATTTGTTATCAAAAGAAAAAGCGGAGGAAACCGCAGATTATTGGAGAGGAGAGGGATACAAAGATGTAAAAATTGAGGAAGTTGTGGTAGATGAAAATACTAACTAATTAAGAAAGGAAAAAATGAACAAAGATTGTTGTTCCGCACAGGTAGTTTTTGGCGATGGGCATACCATAAATTGCGAAAGACCTATGAAGAAGAAGTTTAGTGTTGGGGTTTTTGAGGAACAAGCGGGCTATGCTGTCGTTGAGGCAAAGAACAGGAAAGAAGCCGAGGACATTGTACAGGCACAGCTAAATGATGTTGGCATTGACGGACTAAAAGATTTTGATCCAAGTCATCGTGAGATCTATTTAACCGACAACGCCCAAGAACTAAAAGATGAATAATTTGGAAGCAGGGCATAATTGCCTTGCTCCAAGCTATTGACAACATATGATAACTTGTGATAAGCTTGTAAAGAACACAAAAACCTTAGAATAGTTATCAAAAATACCACAGCGTCCACAATCGGGCAGACGATTGACAAAGCGGAATAGACGCTTGACTAGCTGACAGAAGCCATTGTATTTGAAAGAATAAGAAACTTAAAAAAGAAACTTACTGACTACAACACTTTGACTTTTATCTAAGGTTTTATCAGAGATGTTGGTTTGTTTACTTGTTTTCTCCCGAAGAGGACAGAACCTCTAACAATAAAATAACGAGGGATAATCTTATTCTCACAGGGAGAAATAAGCAAATAAAAAAGGTTTTTTATGAACGATGTGATTGACTATGAAAACATGAGCGATGACCAGAAGAGAGTTTTATTCGATGATTGGTATAAGCGGTGGCTTAACCATGATTGTAAGCTACAAGCTGAAGATAGTTGTGATTTTTGTTGGAGGTTTTGGAAGGCTTGTAAGAAGATGAATATTAAGTGTCCTATTAATTTTATGTAAGGAGAAAAGATGAAAGTTTTTAACAGCATTGTGGGGATCGTATGCTTGGTGATATCAATATTCCATTATATTACCGAAGAAAAGGGAAATTTTAGCAAAGCG